AGTAGGAGTTACTTCTACTATTATCAAGAACTACGGTATGGAATGGGATAAAGCAGGATCCATTCAAGATAAGATTCAAAATACTGCAAAATTAGGTAAGACTTCCTTTTCTGAATTAGGAAATGCATTGCCAAAAGTTACTGGTAATGCGGCTACTTTGGGAGTAGGTATTGATGAATTGTTAGGTTCATTTGGTGCATTGACTGGTGTATCAGGAAATACAGCCGAAGTAAGCACTCAGCTTTCTGCAATTTTTACTTCATTAGTAAAGCCCACTTCTGAAGCTGCTGAAATGGCTAAAAATATGGGCATTCAATTTGACTCCTTGAGCATTAAAAAAGCTGGAGGAGTGATTCAGTTTTTTGACCAATTGAAAACTAAAGTAACTCAGTATTCAGCTGAGACAGGCCAAAACTCCACGGAGATTTATGGAAAATTATTTAGTTCAGCTGAGGCTTTACGTGCTTTTATTCCATTGACAAGTTCAGTGTCAGAAGATTTTAAAAATAAGACTGCTGAGATTGCTAATTCTACCGGAGTAATGAATAGAGCTTTTGAAATAATGAGCTCAACCACTACTGCACAATTTCAATTGATGCGTAATAAGTTTGGAAATACAATGGATACTATTTTCACAGCTTTAAAGCCGTTGGTAAGTATTCTAATGTTTACAGCTTCTGCTGTATTTCATTTAGCAAATAAGTTTACTGAAATGTTTCCGAATGGTAGCAAAATAGCAGTGATGTTGGCTGCTGTAACATTTGGTGCTGTGCTGTTTGCTAATGCTATGATGTTTGCAGGAATTAAAGTGCAAATGATGTGGATCCAAACGCAAAAATTAGGAATCAGATTGCTTTCACTTGCCGGAAGGTTTAAAGTGGCAATGGTAAGTTCTTGGAATTTTGCGAAGTCAATGGCAGTATCAGCTTTTAATGCTGCTAAGATGGGTGCAGCTGCATTATGGACTGGCATAACAGCCATTCCATCTTTAGTAATTGCTTTGGGTACATGGATAGCTGTGCAAACTGGTCTTAATGTAGCTATGAATGCAAATCCTATTGGAATAGTTATACTGGCTGTTGGTGCATTGATTGGAGTGGTTGCTTTGGTTATTAAGTATTGGGATACTCTGAAAGGCTATTTAATCAACTTTGGGAAGTTCTTTTTAATGCTGAATCCGTTCGGCTTTATGCTGGTTCTAATCGATACTATATTTCCACAGTTTAGAGGAATCGTTTCTGATATTTTCGATAAAGTGATGGGTTACTTGAGTAAACTTTGGGGTAATATTAAAGAGATATTTGGCTCTATTGCTAGCTTCTTGGGATTAGATTTTGATACTAACGTAAATATTAATGGTAATACTGTAGAAGATGAAGAGTCTCAGTTTTCAACTAATGGATCTGACTTTTCGATTGATCCTAATTCTTTCGCTGGGAATAACGGTAGTGTTCCTGAAAGTGCTGGAGGTACTTCAGAAACTCCAACAGCGTCTTCAGGTGGGATTAAAAGCATTACTCAAACTATTAATGTAAGTCAATACTTTACTCTTCCAACCAATTGGAAGGATGAATTAGAAAACATACGCAGATCTACTGCAAGTTTAATTTCTGCGTCAGCAGCTGATGGGGTGGCCGCATTATGAGTTTAGAATTCAACATACCATCGGTGTATTCAGATACATTTGGAATTTACGGACAGTTTGCTCGTTTTCCTGCTGTGTTTACTGATGAGAAATCAGGCAGTGCAGGTGAATTTACGGTACCAGCCATTGCACAGACTGAAAAGCAGGTATTGACATCATTGGGTACGCCTCACGAATCGCCGATTTACTTTGAAGCCGGTGATTACCGAATGTTTGATTTAGATGGTAGTTTGATCAAGGTGAAACGAAATGAATTGCTTTTGCCGCCCACTACTTTAATTGAGGTGAGTAGATCGAAAAGAGTGAAAGAGCTTCCTACTAATAATGGGAATGAAGAAATTACAACAATGTACGGCCATAATTCATGGCGGATAAGAATATACGGAGTGGCGCTTCCGGAAACAAACAAAACGCCAAAGCAACAATTGAATGAATTGCTTGGATTTGAGAATTTAATGGACTCCATAAAGGTTCGATGTAGCTATTTATTGGAATACGGAATTACTGAGATTACCATCTTAGATATTGCATCAGGCCAAGTGAAAGGAATGCCAAACGCTCGAGCATTTCAGATTAATGCAAAGAGCGAAAAACCAGCTGAATTAACAATTAGATGAAAAAGATAATAACGATGGCAGTAGTAGTGATTACTTCTTTATTGGTATTTCCGGCAAACGCTCGTAGAGGTGAGTTGCGATTGAATGCCATCAATTCTATTAACTGTTTGCACTCGTGGAAAGTATTGACAAATACTGGAAGTGTTACTATTCCGGAACGGATCAAACAATTTGAAGAAAATGGAATTGATACTTACCTCAAACGTGGTGATGAAGTAGAAATCTATGCAGGATATGATACTCCAAAGTTGCAGTTTAAAGGCTTCTTAACTCGTATTCCTACGGGTGATCCATTGAAGTTAGAATGTGAGGATTATATGTGGAAACTAAAGCAGACTACAGTAAGCTTTAGTTATGGAGAAGTAAAGCTATCAAAACTGCTAAATGAAATTGCACCAGGTATCACGATCGAGGCAATGGATGTCACGCTTAAAAGTATTCGAATGAAGCGCAAAACAGTGGCTTTTGTTTTGAATCACCTGAAGGATACGTATGGCATTAGTAGTTATTTTAAGAAAGGCACTAGAACCTTGGTGTGTGGGAATGTTTATACCAATAATCTGAGTCAAGTACCATTTGTGTTTGATTTAGATCGGAACGTTGCGGCCAATAATTTGAACTACATCAATGCGGATGATCTAAGCATAAAAGTGAAGGTTGAGAGCCTTCAGGAGAATGGAACTAAATTAACAGCTGAGGCTGGTGATCCAGATGGTGATGAATATTTGGATGAGATTCCATATATGAATAAACAGGAAGCTCAAGAGTTTGCCGAAAGGCGACTACAGCTAATAAAGAAAGGCGGCTTTGATGGCTCGTTTGATGCATTTGCTGAGCCTGATGTAGAACCTGGGGAACGGGTTCAGATCATTAGTAAACGCCACAATTTTGAAGGGATTGATTTTGTTGATTCTGTAGAGTTGAAAATGAGTGATGATGCCACTTTTGTGCAAACAATAACTATTTCGAGGTGACAGAAGCTGAAGAAATAGAATCGATCCGTAAAGCGATTCGGAAACATATTTCTGATATGCTTCCGATTCAGGTCGAATATGGCACTGTTAAGAAAGTGGATTGGGATGCTAAGGTTTGCGATGTTGAGGATGATGATGGGTTGATCAGAGAGAAGGTTTTGATCAGTATCAATAAATCTAAAGCTGATGTTAAGAAGCCTGAAATTGGCAGTCGAGTATTGGTAGGATTGATTGAGAACCAAGATGGCGTTGGCTTTTTGGTTTGGGTTGAAAAGTTTGAAGAATGGCATTTGAATGGTGATGAATTTGGCGGTTTGCCCAATTGGTTGGAATTGCAAAAGCAACTGGAGTATGAACGAGATCGGGTTGATGGAATATTGAAGGCTTTGAATTCAGGTGTTGCAGCGGCTGGTTCTTCAGATGGTGGTTCAGCTTTGATCGCATCGATTAAAGGATTGATAGCTTCAATTAAATTGAAAGCCAATTATAGTAAGGTTGAATCAAAAACGATAAAGCATGGCTAGTGTAGGAATATTGTTAGATAAAAATGGGATTATCGTAAGGGGTGGTAGAACACAGGTGGGAAATACAACCTATCAGGAAGTGGGTACCATCTTATCGATGAGTCAAGGAGATTCTAAGAGTGATCCGATTTTGGGACCAAATGTAGCCCGAAAATTACGCTCAACCAATATCACTGATTTGAATAAAGCTATCCGATTGAACTTGGTTAGGGATGGTAAAAATGTTAGGAATGTAGACTTATCTGGTGGTAAGATAAAAGTAGATATCGATGAGTAAAGAGGTGATAGTTTTAGAAGGTCAGACCATTTTTGATATTGCGATTTTGGAGTATGGTACCATCAATGGATTGAAGGATCTGCTGGAGCGAAATTCAGAAACGATTACTGATTTAGATCAGGAGTTAGTTATAGGCAGTAAGTTATTTGTTGGTGAACCATTAAAGGCAGATGTTGTGAATCATTTTGCAGCAAAGAATTATCATTTTAGTAGTAATTATAGTATTCAGGAGTCTACTTCAGACGATGGAATATTTGGAGATGAATTTGGAGATGAGTTTGAATAAAGACATACCAGCATATTTTAAAGGATCAGATGTTTTAATCTCCATTCGTTTGGGTACTGAAGCTGCTCCAACATTGCCATCTACACTAGTGGATTATTCGTTTGAATTGGTCCAGGTAACTGATGGTAATTTATCTGTTTTGGTAGTTTTTAAAAAGACTCCTGAAGACGATGATAAGCAAGCTATTTTGGTAGATGATGCTACCGGAAGAATCAA